TCACCCACAGGCCACACGTCAATTAAGCCCCCCTTGCCCATTCTTACAAGGTGACTAACTGCACCGCTTGACGCCTTCACGTTCTCTGGTCCTGCGCTTACCACACGTTGCGCTAAAGGTTCATCCATGTCGAACATAGGCTCAAACCAATGCCCTCTGTCATCTTTGCCCGTGTACGTTGCCCTGCCAATAATGACAGGCTTTTCCTGCCTTGCCTCTGGATCATCAGGACCAAATCCGTGATAGTATGTCATATTCACCTGGTCACCGGTCTTCAGGAAAATATCTGTATCCTCATGGAAGGCTTCACCGTCAAGGTCACGTCCCTTGATAGGCCCACCAAAAGGAACGCCCAGAACACGCCAGCCAACGGATAGATAGTCACTATCCCCTTTTAGTCGTTTTTCTGCCTTAGAATCACGCTCTGTCGTTCCTGAAGGCGTTTGTATCTTTATTCTCATCTTATCCATTATTCACCTCACGCTGTAATGCCTGTTCAATATCGCCAATTATTCTTTGTCCATGTTGTGCTACAACATCGTCTGTGGTTGGCCATCCTGTTTTCTTATGATAGGCTGTTTGTTTTGCGCTATCCTGCACAAGCCGTGCATAACTTACACTTGTACCAACTATTGCCCTAAACCCATTATTCTCAGCTCGTGTTGTCCACGAATTTTGTAAGTCTTTACTTTGTGGTGAAGAACCTCTGTTATAAGGAACTTCAATCTCGCCATGATTCAGGTGATAGAAAAAGCCTGCTCTCATTCGCCTTGCTTTGTCACTGTTACCCCTCAACATTGGATTGGGACGACGTGACACAGGCGGATAAGATAATTTCATTTCCTTGCCAAACGAAATAGCGCCAGCGCGAATCGCCGCCTTGACCTTATTGAGCTTGGCAAGGCTATCAATGCGCTTGATTAATTCTTCTGTTCCCTCAATGCGAATGGTTGTCATCGGTTATCCTTCGCAAAGTCCCAACCAACAGAACAACGGCAACGTGGGTGCGCTGGGGGAAACACGTTATCCGTTATCTCTTTGCCATGTTTAGGTCCGCAAATAGGACATACACGTTCATCATTCTTTGTTATCCAGGTTGGCACCATTCTGATACCACTTTCCTTCTGCAGCGCCTCAACCAGCGCACGTTCACCTTCTACCGCTGCTCTGGTTGTCTCTGTGACGGCAATCATGTCAGCACGAACGGGTGAATAATAGCGTTCAAGGTCTGTCCGCAACTGTCCCAAATTCCAGCCTTCTTCATAAAATCTCGGTATAATTTCATTCAGGTGATCATACCGTGTATTAAATAATTCCTGTAATACCTGCTCAGTATGCTGCCTTGCCCATTGTGACGCCGTGGTATTCACCAAATCCCAGCTTGCACCTATGCCAATCTCTGCCATAAGCCCTTCGGCCTGCATCAAGAATATATCCAACAATACCGGCTCTACATCCTTTTGAATATCTCGCCAGCCGTTTTGCCAGTAATCGTTAGGCACGTTCCTCAAGCGCGGCGGATCACCTAACAAATCCATTAGCCGATTTAGTTCAGAACGCAAGTCACGCCCGACTATACGGGCAAGCCTTCGCTCCAATTCGTCACGGTTAAGAATGTCCATTTTACGGATACCCCTGCCATGCTATAACACCGTTAAAGATATGCCTCACATCATCAACGGTCTTGACATTCTCAAGTGCACCCGTGATAGCACCATGCAAACTTGACGGGATAATATCAGTTTCAAATTCCCTGATAGATTTCCCCTCCTTGACTCGTTTCTCCGCCATTCGCATCCATCGCTCAAGCTCTTGTATTACGGGATTGCGCTCATCACGGTCTTTGTCTTCACCCTGCTTATCAGTCAGCATATCCATTTGTTCATCGGTCATATCCTTACCGGCAAGATCAAGCGCAAGCTCAACTGGTAAGCCAGCCTGTACATATTTCAGCACAAGATCGGCTCGTAAATTCTCATCGTCCTGGAATAGCTCAAGCTCATTGAAAGCAAATTCAAGCCGTAAGCCTTCACGCTCAAGAAGTTGCCTATTCAGCACCGCCTCAAATGTCCTTGCTCTCGGCATAATCGTTTCCTGGTAAAAGGATTTTCGGTCTTCAACAGCTGTCGCATAATTCGCCGCCTCGCTATCCAGTAAGGTCTTTGGCACACCAAACGCAACGCTCATGTTATACTTTGCAAGGTCTGATAATTCAGGCATGGCAAGGTCTTTGATGGGTGGCGTCAATGTCGTTGGTGTGATACTTCCGGCTCTGATACCCAATACACGAAAGGCGTTTTTAATAGCCGTTGCGCTCCGCTTGAACCACTGCTCAACTCTGTTTATCTCACTTCGATCCGTGCTGTCAATACCCAGTAAAGTTACTGGCATCGCACCACCTTCAAAGTAAGCCTCTGGGAACTTGGATAATGCGAACAACAGCTTTGCATCCATGTTTGCGGCTTTGCCTGATCCAACACCAGGCAGAATGTCCTGCGAAGGGTCAAACTCCGCAAGATAGATCATCTCATAAGTGCCGGACTTCAGGTCATTCACCCATTCGGCGCCGGAGCTGTTTTGCTTTATCTTTATAAGTCCATTCTCATACTTCACGGTCATATCAAAGGGATTGCGGTATAACACATCCTTCTGATAGCCTGAATTATTGGCAACTATCTCGCCGTAAGCCGCACCGGCAAGTAAAGCTGACGCTTCCCACTTCCAGATAAGCTCTGTAATATCTGTGGGATACGGCCACTCCTTCTCCTCTTCACCGCTGTATAGCTTGATAGGAACGCCTGATAAGGTGTCACATCGTATCTGCACAAGCCGGAACAGATAAGGGACCTGCGCGTATAATTTCGCATTGCTGTCAGGAACGCCGTCACCCGTGAGGCGATTGAACCATCCAGGTATCTCTGTTATCGTTTTATAATTGCTTGCCATATATCTCTCCTATGCCCCAAACAGGATAACGCCGCGCTCTGTCATGTCGTATGAATAGGCATAACGCAGGGCATCAATGCCATGATTATTTTTATCTACCGGTACGGGAAGGCTCTCGCCCCACTTATCTTTTTTCCAATGGTATTGCTCTAATTCGTGAATAAAATTGACGCAGCTTCTATCAACAATAATCTTGTGCTTTTGCAACCATTGAATACCGTGTCTCACACTATCGGGGCCCTTGAGTGCAGAACGAGCATCAATGCCATATTTCTGAAGTTCTGCTATTGACTTAGGCTCTGCGCTGTCACATGGAAGCGATCTGTAACCAACCATCGGCTTTATAAGTTCTGCTAATGCCTCATTATCCAGCCCGGTCTGGTACAGCTCATCAAATACATAGATTGTTTGGTGTTTCTTGTCATAATGGGATTTGATATAAGCCGCCGGATCGCTGGCATAGCCAAAATCCTGACCATCCCGTAAGTTGTCAAATTCGTCCTTACGGTCTGATAAGTCCTGTACTTCCCAATTCGTGAAGATTACATCACCAAGAACGCCCCAATCGCCAAGCGTATAAACTTTGTAGAAGTACTCGTCTTCTTCATTCTCCAGATCATGAATGTCCTGCTCTGTTAGAAAACGATTATGGATATACCATGTTTTCAATATCAGCAAGTCATCATCCTGATATATCTGCTGTTCATCCGTCCAGCCAATTCCCTTGAAATATTTATTATAAATCCAGTGCGACTTGATAATTGGGTTAAAAGACATGGTAAGCCGCTTGGATAATCCGGGGTCTTCGCTGTAAGCGTCAATGCCACGCATCCGTTTATTCAACTGTGTAATGTCGTCTTCCCTTGTTTCAGTTGCCTCTTCTACCCAAACATCAGTTACAACGCCCTTTTCCGGCGTGATAGATTTCAACTTCTCAACATCGTCAAGCCCTGCGAAAATAGCCTGATACCCGTTGGTGCAGGTGATCACCATCTCTGACTTGTTCACATTGAACAAGTCATTCAAATTCCAGTTCTTAATCAGCTTGTCAATTTCCTTGAAAACACTGTGTCGGATAGTCTTAGCGATTGCTCGCAATATTAGATAGTTACGCCCACCTTGCATTAGGTCAATAACGCATCGCTGTGCAAGGAATACAGACTTACCAGAACCAGAACCACCGTAAATAATCTGCGTACGCGTGGTGTCAGCAAGGTAAGGGATATAAGCCTCATTGAAGACAGAGTCGTCAATCGTCACTTTGGGCATCGTTTTTCCTCAGCGTGACTATGATTTCGCCGGAAGCATTAACGTTCTGGTCTATCTTCTGTGTCGCCTTGCCCATTGTCCTGTCAAGTATCTCAACAGCCGCTTTGAATTTCGTGTCATATCGCCGCTCTTTCAAACCCTCGATAACAACCTGAACGGCGTCCGGCAAGGCGTCGCGCAATTTCAGCTCGACTTCTATGTGACGATCTAATCGAAGTGCAGTGGCAAGCTCGTCAAGCTGGTCACGATTATCCCAACGGTAAACGGTAGACTGCGACAAATTCGCCTCTTTACAAGCTGAAGCAATGGAATTAGTGCTTGACCTTGCCATAACATAGTCAAGCTCTTCCGGCTTCAATTCCTGTAATTTCTTTATCAAATCATCCATTTTTGCCGTCAGACCACTCCCAAAATCTGCAAATCACCGCGATTCATCCTCTAATCGCTTCCAATCATCCAAGTCGTAAATTATTACTTTTACCAACCTGTTACCCGCTTGTATCTGTGACAACGGCGTCAAGAATACGTTAGCATTCTCTCCAGCACCCAATTCAAAACGGGGACTGCCATCTGCCATCGTTTTTACGCGGATAATCTCACCATCAAACATCGCAATAGGGTCAGGGGTCATTCATCCTCATCGTCAGGCACACTATCAAGCCAGTCAGACACCCAAACCACCAAACTTTTAGCATCATCACTGGTTATGGTTATATCATTAGCGTCTATACCAGTAAACAATAGCCTTAATGCACACTTTAGCCTATACCAAAACCTATAAGCCACATGCTGAACAGTAATAGATAAATTAACTGTAAAATCCTCAACAGTCATAAAATTTCTATCATCATCAGGCTCTAACGCACAATAAAATTTCAGGTCGTCTTTTATCATCTATGCCACACTTCCATAATGAACATAATAATACCTTATGCGCTCCAGTCACGTTTTACATCTCATCGGTGGAATTAACCACCTTCGACAACCTTCGGTCTAAAGGGGGAACACTCCCCTGACTGGTGGGGCGTTAATCTGTATTTCAGGGTGACCAATCCCACGATTAACACTTTCGCAAACAGCGCATAAACTCTAACTTCGCAAGTAATAATTCCTGGTGGGATGCCTTCGGGATAAAGGAGAAGAAAAACCCAGCACCCCACCATTTCGGAAGGAGAAGAAATGATAGCGATTAGCGCCGCCAAAAAATGACGACGCCGTTACTCCTTCTACGCATGGCAGGTGAGCTATAATTCCTGGTCAAGCCTGTTATCCACCTCGTTTTTCCAAGTGTTCAACTCTTTTATCATATTATAATTCTCGCAGGTGTGTTCTTCTACCACGTCCAGTTTGTCTTCCAGCCCGGACACACGCTCTTCCAGCATGGCAATTTGATTTTCTGCTACCCGTAACCGCGCCAGAAGAACGTCGAACATCTCAAGGCATCCTTCCCGTCTGCAGATAGATAAGCACAGCCAAGACAAGGGAATTGATGCCATTCCAAACTCTGTCCCATATTTTCAAATTATCAACCT